GGAAAGCAGTTTGTAGCGCAACCAAAAACAATTGCAAAGAAAACGGCGGGATTTAGATGACTACTTCTGGAGTTGCAGCGTTTAATCTTGACCTCAATGAGATTGTTGAGGAAGCGTTTGAGCGTGCGGGCTCCGAGCTTCGCACGGGCTACGATTTACGTACTGCTCGCCGTTCATTGAATTTGTTGTTTGCAGACTGGGCAAACCGTGGCATTAACATGTGGACGTTTGAGCAGGGTACGCTTACCTTTACTCAGGGTTTAGCTACATACGCGCTACCAAACGACACAGTGGATTTGCTAGAGCATGTTATTCGTACGGGCGCGGGCAACTCTTCCACGCAATCTGACCTGACAATTACCCGTATTAGTGTTTCTACCTATGCAACGATCCCCAATAAACTTCAGCAGGCCCGCCCAATTCAGGTGTGGTTTCAGCGTTTAGATGGCCAAACGTCGTCTGTAGGGACTACATTAAATGGTGGAATTTCAGCTACGGCTACTACAATTACGCTAACTTCTACCGCTGGTTTGGCTACTACGGGTTTTGTACAAATTAATACTGGGGCTTTAGCAGAGACTGTGCAATATGGCTACATCAGTGGTAACCAATTGATGAACTGCTTCCGTGGTCAAAATGGTACAACCGCAGTAGCACACTCAACAGCCGTCGCTGTTTATTCACAAAACTTGCCATCCGTTACGGTGTGGCCGACTCCCGATGGATCACAAACATACCAATTCGTTTACTGGCGTATGCGCCGTATTGATGACGCAGGTGGCGGCGCTAGGACTATGGATGTACCTTTCCGTTTCTTGCCCTGCTTGGTTGCTGGACTCGCCTACTATTTGGCGTTAAAAGTTCCCGAAGGTGCGGGGCGTTTAGACGTCCTTAAAGCTCAATACGACGAAGCTTGGCAGTTGGCTGCTGGCGAAGATCAGGAACACGCTTCTTTACGGTTTGTACCGAGGCAAATGTTTATTGGAAGCGGTACGTAAATGGGCAATAGGTTTGCTTCAGGTAAGAACAGTATCGCCATGTGCGATCGCTGTGGCTTTCAGTTCAAACTAACGGCACTTCGTAAAGAGATTCAGAAGACCAAGATTTACAATCTGCTTGTTTGTCCTGAGTGCTGGGATCCAGATCAGCCACAATTGTTGCTAGGCATGTACCCAGTTGATGACCCACAAGCTGTACGCAACCCACGTAGGGATACAACTTACTATACGGCTGGTACAAACGGATTACAGACAGTTAACTCAACTAGCAACGCACCTGATGCTGCTGGTTACGTTACGATTGGTTCTAGAGACATTCAGTGGGGTTGGGCCCCAGTTGGTGGATCGAGTGCTTTTGATGCGTCTTTAACACCAAATAACTTGGTGGCAACGGCATATGTTGGTACAGTTACAGTAACAGTTACTTAGGAGATTAAAATGGGATTCAAAAAAGCAGCAGATGGCATTACCAAAACAGGCAAAACCAAAGGTACAAACCTTGGTGACAGCGGCCCTTCCGTTGGTATTGAAAGTGGTGCTAAAGGCGGCAAAGGCAAAGGCGGTAAAACCAATGCAGATATGCTGTCTATGGGCCGTAATTTGGCCAAAGTTGCCAATCAAAAGCGAGGTTAATCATGGCTACACAAGTTAAACCTACTACAAAGAACAGTCCTGCGATTAAGACTGGGTCTAACCGCAACAATAAACCTGCATCAGCCTATGTGGATCGCTCTAAAGAGGCAACAAGCCAGCTTGCCGCACGTCCAAATAAAAGCAAGCTTGACGAGTATGATGTAACTATTGGTAACATCAGCAAGTCTGCTGGTGATGAAAAAGTTAAAACAACCGGCATCAAGATGCGCGGTACAGGCGCGGCTACTAAAGGTCTGATGTCACGAGGCCCAATGGCATGAATTACGCCGCACTTAGCGCTGCTATTCAAGCGTACACGGAGAACACGGAAGCAGATTTCGTGGCTAATATTCCCGTGTTCGTTACGCAGGCTGAGCAGCGTATTTACAACACCGTTCAGTTTCCGTCTATTCGTAAGAACGTGACAGGTGTGACCACCGTAAATAATAAGTATTTGCAGTGCCCACTGGATTTCTTAGCTGTCTATTCAATGGCGGTCATTGATGCAAACGGCGACTACGAGTACTTGTTGAACAAAGACGTTAACTTTATTCGTCAAGCGTATCCATCGCCAACAGACACGGCTATTCCAAAATACTACGCTCTGTTTGGCCCCGCTGTATCTGGTAGTACTATTTCAGACGAGTTAACTTTTATTCTTGGCCCTACGCCAGACTCATCATACAGCGTAGAACTGCACTATTACTACTACCCTGAGTCCATCACGGTGGCGGCGGATGGTCGCACATGGCTTGGTGATAACTTTGACTCTGTGCTTTTGTATGGCTCTTTGGTTGAGGCTTACACCTACATGAAAGGTGAGCAGGACATGATGGCGCTGTATAACGCCAAGTACCAAGAAGCGCTTGGATTAGCTAAACGTTTGGGCGATGGTATGGAGCGTCAAGACGCTTATCGTTCTGGTCAGTTCCGTCAGAAGGTAACTTGATATGGCGATTGTTCAAACCCAAACTACTAGCTTTAAAGCGCAGTTGTATCAAGGTATTCACGACCTGACAACTGACGTTATAAAGATTGCCTTGTACACAGCTAATGCTAATCTTAACGAAGACACAACTGTTTACAGCACAACCGATGAAGTGCAACCTACAGGTACGTATTCGCTTGGTGGTTCACAACTAACTCCAATTACAGTCAGCACGTCTGGCTATACGGCGTACGTAAGCTTTCCTAATGTATCTTGGACAGGCGCAATCACGGCTAGATGTGCTTTGATTTACAACGTTACTCAAGGTAATAAATCTGTTGCTGTGCTAGACTTTGGCTCAGATAAAACTTCAACTACTACTTTTACCATCACCATGCCGACCAACGGCCCAACCACTTCATTAATCCGTTCTTCTAACTAGGAGTTAATATGTCTTTTGATAAAATTTCAGCCTCAGATAAATGCGAAGCATCTTGCAGCTACAACACAAACCCCTCTGATACGGCGACCATTGAAGGCCGCTACGTCGCTGTTTGCTATGACAAAGATGGCAACGTAAAGTGGGAAGACGCCATTGAGAACTTGGTCACAACTGTGGGCAAGAACCTGACGTTGGACACCATCCTTGGTAACTCAGCCGCTGGCGCAGTGGTTATGGGCCTTAAAGGTACGGGCACAGCCGTGGTTGCCGATACACAAGCGTCACACGCATCTTGGTTGGAAGTTGGTTTGGCTAACGCCCCTACATACTCTGGCAACCGTAAGACCCCAGTATTTAGTGCTGCTGCTTTTGTAACCGGCACAACTTGCACAAAATCAACTTCTTCAGCTTCATCGTTTTCTATTACCTCAACAGGTACAGTAGCGGGATGCTTTATTAACATTGGCGGCTCTGCAACAATTGACAACACCACAGGAACTTTGTTTTCTGCCGGTGACTTTAGTAGCCCTAAAGCGGTTGTTTCAGGCGATACCATCGCAGTTTCTTACTCTTGCTCACTGACATAACATGGCTCAAGCATGGGGCGACGGTGTTTGGGGTTCCTCTTCGTGGGGGGGCCTGCCCGTTGTTTACAATGTATCGGTCGATGAGTCAATTACTACGGTTAACGCTTGGGGCGGTGGGGCTTGGGGGGATTTAAGTTGGGGCGGGTTTGGTTTAGTATCGGATTCTGAGACAGTTCAAGCTACTTTTGCGTTTACAGTTACTGATAGTGCGGCTATTAGCGAAACAAACGATTCGGGAACGGCATACACAGCCAACGTAAGTGATACGTCGGCCATAAGTACAGCAGAGGTGGTGGCGGCAACTTTTGCACAATCGGTTAATGAGTCAGCGGCTACAGCGACAGCGGAGTTTATAGCGGCTATTTTTGCAAGAACTGTAGATGAGTCAGCGGTTACCTCGACAGAGCAGGGTGTCGGAACGTTCTTTAACGCGGATGTTAATGAAACTACGGTAAGCACTACATCCGAAACTGCGGCAACGGCATATTTTGGGCTTGTTGTAAATGAGACCACGGCAACCTCGACAGTTGAGACAGGCGCGGCAACATTTGCCAAGTTCTTGGATGAGTTAATCGGAGCGGCTACATCTTCGGAATCAGCGGCTACAACTTACAGACCTACTGTGACGGAAACAGCGGCTATTACCTCAAGTGAATCGGTAAGAAAGACTTGGGAAATAATAGATGACACGCAGGACGCAAACTGGCAAAATATCAACACCGTGTAGCCAAGCGCTACATACAGACAGGAGCATTTAAATGGCAGCTACAACGACTCTTTTGGGCTTAGTCACCCCCACGCAAGGCACGCTCTCAGGTACATGGGGCGATACAGTCAACTACGGTATTACTGACTACGTAGACATTTCCATTGCGGGCACGCTGTCTTTTGCAGGTGACGGTGCTATTACTCTGGCAAACACCACAGGTAGTGCGTCAGGAAACAATATTGGGTCTACTACAGCCCAGTACATGGTAATTCGTATCACCGGCACACAAACTGTTACCAAAGTTATCACAGGCCCCAGTTACAGCAAGCTGTACATGATAGATCACGCAGGCGCTACCAGCGCGGTGACTTTTAAAGCTGCTGGTCAATCTGGTGTTTCTGTTGCTGTGGGTGAGAAATGTTTTGTGTACTACAACGGCACTGATTACGTAAAGATAGCTACTAGCACTTCTGGTACAGGGTCAGTTACAAGTGTTGCGGCATCAGTTCCAAGCATTTTCAGCATTGCAGGTTCGCCAATCACTACATCTGGTACATTGGCAATGACCTACTCTGGCACTGCTTTACCGGTAGCTAACGGCGGTACAGGTTTAACAGCAGGAACTTCTGGCGGCGTACTGGCCTACACCGCATCGGGCACATTGGCATCATCTGGTGCGCTAACAGCAAATGCATTAGTAATAGGCGGCGGCGCTGGCGCAGCGCCATCAACAACTACAACAGGCACGGGAGTTTTAACCTTTCTTGGGACTCCTTCTAGTGCCAACCTTGCGTCAGTAGTAACGGATGAAACGGGTTCTGGATCTCTTGTTTTTGCAACATCCCCCACACTCGTAACTCCCGTACTCGGTACTCCATCATCCGGCACATTGTCATCTTGTACAGTTGACGGCACTGACGCAGTTGGGTTTAGGAATATTCCACAGAACGCACAGAATAGCGCTAGTTACACTCTTACACTTGCTGATGCGGGTAAACACATATACCGAAGTACTGGGGGTGCCGAAACTTGGACAATCCCTGCGGCTTCTTCTGTTGCGTTCCCATTGGGCACAGCAATTACGTTTATTAACTTGTCTACAACGGCAATTAGCATTGCAATCACGACTGACACAATGTATCTTTCAAGTGCTGGCACGACTGGCACACGCACATTGGCACAGTACGGTTCTGCAACAGCAATCAAAGTTTCGGGTGTTTCATCTTCAGGAATTTGGGTCATTTCAGGGAGCGGATTAACATGAGCGGTGCACTACAAGCTGTATTTCAAAACCAACGATCTTTTGTTGCGGCCCCCGGCCAAAACCAATATACCGTATGCGGCTCATACAGTTGGATAGCCCCTACGGGTATTACTAAAGTTTCCATTGTTACTATTGGCAAAGGTGGTTGTGGTGGCAACGGATACAGAGGCGCGGGGCTTGGCGGTGGCGGTGGCGGTGGCGGTAGTCTAGCGTATA